ACTGAACCAATCATTGCAAATTTCAACTTTTGGCAAATGTTTGGCCCACTCCACACTTTGAATATCGCGCTTGTCTCGATAATAAAGATCATGATTGCCAGGAATAAAGTATACCCGATCAAAGTTGTCATTCATGTGCTCCAGGGCCCGGAGACTGTAACTCAGGGTAACAATATTTAAGCTGGCCCTGTTGTTGTGCCAGTCGCCAAGGAAGAAGCAGGTTTCACAACCTTCTTCTTTTGCTTTAGCGATAGCCCATTTCACAAAGTCCAAACAGTCATCGTTGTGCGTTTGACTGTTGGACTTCAATCCAAAATGTATGTCTGTGAAGACCGCGGCCTTCTTGAATAGATTTGTCATCTACCTAGTATACTACTCTTCGTAGGTAGTTACAACCGGTCCGGACATGGCGGCCATGCTGGCCTTGCCAGAGTTCTGACGTGTCCAGGACGGATTGAGTCCGTTCATTTCAAGAATGTCATCACGTATGTTTTGATTTTTCTTTTCAATGTTCAGGATGCGAGTAAAGCTATTGGTAATAGCGGCAGTATAATACGCAAAAGGGTTCTGCGATTTGGACTCGTCAAATTGCAGGCCGATTTGACTGAGTTGCAACAGGGCTTGTCCGCGCATTTCTTCATTGTAAGTGTATCCTCTCCAGTTTGATCTTGTGGCATAGCGTTCGCACAGTTTCATAAACATAGTGGCCAGTTTGCGTGTCATCATGCCATGATCCTTGCAGAACTCGCCGGTGTCCAAATCACCCCGCCAGTGGCTTTTGCCCACCAGTGCAGGGTTCTTGTCTTCGTCCAGTCTGTAGTGCCAAAACGGGGGGAAGTTCACTCGCATGTGTGTGGGATCCAGCACAACGTCTTCAATCAAGTCTGCCAGTGGGTCTTCTGTAACGTCATCCAGGTCCAAGATGTCTTCGATCTTTTTCTTTTTGGCAGCAGTTTTAGGCACTTTCTTGGGCGCCATAGGTATGTGTTCCCAAGTCATCACACGGAAAACCACCTCTGTATTGGGTATTTTTTTGGGATCTATTACTTCGCCAGTTTCACGTTTGTGACGGTCAGCACGATTGCGGCGTGCTTCTGCAATGGTCTTTTGATTGATTTTGCTTACACTAGGCAGGATCATGTCAAATTGATGATCAGTTGTTCTGTCCCGGAAACTACAGTAGGTATTTTTGCTTAAATGGATTTCTTTTAAAATGTCACGGTTGTTAAGGTAGTTAACCTTGGCTGCAGGTTTTGCAATTAAAGTCATTGTTGGGGTTTCTCCAGATATGTACTTATTGTAGCATATCTACAACAGTTGTCAACCTCTTCTTAAACTACGCGGTTAAAAAAATGGGTAAATAAGATTATGGCCGATATCAACCTACCACCCAATGTCAAACAAGACCCAAACACGGGCTTGTACCTTATTACCAATTCGCAAGGCAAGACGGTGCGTGTCAATGCGGACACACAAGAACAATTAAATCAATACGTAAATTCTGTCAACACTGGGGTTCCTGCTACTGTTACTGTAACAGATCCTAACACAGGCAATCCAAGAACTAGAACGTTTGATTCTACTGCCATGATCGCTCAACAAGAGTCAGTGGCCAATCAACAGCAGTTGTTGACAGCCGGAAAAAGACAAGCAGGGGTAATAGGCAACCGCGATGGGTCATACCAAGATTTAAGAACTGGTGAAACAATTAGCAAAGAAGCAGCAGAAGCAAAAATACAAGCTGCTGGTTTGCCACCTGAAACCCTTGCCGCAGTGACTCCCAAAGACTCTCCAGCGTATGCAGCCGCACAACAAAGCATAAATCAAACAGCAACAGTGCCCAGTAATATACCTCCTGCTGAGACATTGCAACCAAGTCAATCAGCAGGTGGAAACAGCACCAGTGCTGACGTAACAGCATCTGTACCAGCACCTGCTGCTGAACCTACTGCCGCAGCCATAATTGCGGAACCACAACAAGTGCCAGTACAAGACAGCCTTGCTCCAGGCGAAGAGTTAGTTAACACTTCTGCGCCTGAGCCGCAACAAATTGAAACTTTTAACGAAGGTCAGAGCACAATTACCACAGTGACCGATGCTCCAGCGGCCGTGCCGGAAACATTTGAAGCCGGTGGCGGTGGTGGCAATCAAGGCACAATCACTAGAGTAACGTACCAACCCGAAGACGTTCCGCCCACTGTTGATCCTGCTGCTGGTGAAGCTGACTCAGCCGCCAACCCACAACAAAGCACAGTGAACATTGGCACAGATGAGAATCGTGGTGGTAACCTTGAAGCAGCCACACTGCAACGAGCACGAGAACAACAGGCCATACAAGCACAGTTCCAAGCACCTGCTGATGGCGACTGGCGTGTGCGACTCAAACTGGCTCCCAGTGCTACCTATCTGTACATGGATGACAACAATAAACTATTGGCTCCGTTGAAAGCCGGCAATGGTGTGGTGTTTCCATACATGCCCAGCATACAAACCAGTTACAATGCTGACTACTCAGAAACAGCACTCACACACAGCAACTACAAAGGTTATTTCTACAACAGCAGTCACGTTGGTGATGTGCAAATCACAGGCATATTCACAGCACAAGACACAAGAGAAGCCAACTATTTGTTGGCAGTGATACACTTTTTTCGCTCAGTGACAAAAATGTTCTACGGTCAAGATCCACAGCGTGGCGCTCCGCCGCCACTGGTATACATTCAAGGTCTAGGCGAATATCAATTCAACAATCAACCTTGTGTGGTCAAGTCATTCTCATACAGCTTGCCCAGCGATGTTGATTATATTCGCACCAAGCCCAACAACTACAACATCAATCTAAACAACAGACTGGTCAAGTCACAAAACGCACCAGCCAACAGCATTGCATCTGTGGTCAATCGTTTGAAAAATGCACTGCTGCCCAAAGGGGCATTGCCCAGCGTGGGTGCGCAAGAACTAACGGTTGAACAAAGTGTGACCAACATAGCCAACGACACTTATGTTCCCACCAAGATAGAAATACAGATAACTTTATTGCCTATACAAACACGCAGTCAACAAAGTCAACAGTTCAGTGTGAGAGATTTCAGCAATGGTAAACTGTTAAGCGGAGGGTTCTGGTAATGGCCAACTATGATGCAACCAGCCCGTATTTTAACACAGGGTACAGCCAGTTCTTTTTGGATGTCATGGTCGACAGACCTTTCCCCCAGGAAAGCGATGATCTAAAGTTCAAATTGAATCTCACATATCAGTATAGACCTGACTTGTTGGCACATGATTTGTATGGCGATGCCAGATTATGGTGGGTGTTCTATCAACGCAATCCCAACACACTGACCAAACCTCCTTTGGATTTTGTGGCCAATACAGAAATATATCTGCCCAAAATTACCACACTTAAATCTGCACTGGGGTTCTAATCAATGGCAACTTATAGACCAGCAGTACCACCAACCTTGCCAGACAACGCTGAACAGCAACGTCGACAAATTGGTGACTATCAAGTACAAACACCAAAAAATTCTGTAACTGGGCAAGGGTTTGTGAATGATACCAACACAAACATTTTAAACACAATTGCACCCAATCGTGCCAATGATGACAACCCACAAACACAGAACCAAGGTGCCACTGCTGCCAGCACTCAAGGACCTGCTAACACTTCGCCAGGCGCCGATGTGTCGGGCACACTGAACACAAAAACAGAAGTAATACCGCAACCCAACGTACTAGACAGATTTGCCAGTTATACCTGGCAAGCCAGTGTGTACTTGATGAGTACCAGGCAATATCTTCAACTGTTGCGCAGTAAGAAAAAAAATATCAATGGTTATAACCTGTTGTTTCAAAGCGGCGGCGCACCTCCCAATACCGGCGGGTTTTTAGGAGCCCTTGGCCCAGGACAACAAAGCAGCACCGGAGGTGACGGCAGCGTGAACACAGCACCACCAGGCGGTGTGTTGGGAACCAACAGTGTGGATCGTGGTCGCAATCCTGCGTTTCCTGTGGACTTTTATATTGATTCAATCACCATTGACAATTTATTGCCAGGACGCCAAACAAAAAGCCCGCACATGGTAACTGATTTGAAATTCACAGTGATTGAGCCAGGCAATATTTCACTGTTGGATAGAATACACAAAGCAGTGCAGGACATGGGGCAAGTCAGTGAAAAAAATCAACCTATAAATTATACTGCGGCAGCGTATCTCATGGTCATACGCTGGTATGGCTATGACCAAAATGGTGTGTTGGTCCCTGTGGGCGCAGCCGATCCCAACACAGGATTGACTGACCCCAACGCTGTGGTTGAAAAATTTATACCTTTTTTGATCAAAAAAATCAAATGGCAAGTGACTTCAAAACTGGTATCATATGATTTTGACTGCGCACCTATCAATCAAATGGTAGCTGGCGGGACTCGTCGTGGTACCATACCTTATGACGTGCAACTCACTGACGGCAATGTGGGGAAACTACTGGGCGGGGATTTAGTGTATGCATCTACTGCACCTCCCACGGCTCCAGCGGATGCACCAGGAGCAAGCACCACGCCCAACACTGATGCCTCTGGACGCCAGACTGCGGCCACTGATTCTAGAACTTTTGCCAATCAAGCGCAACAACGTATGCCAGTTAAATCTACGCAAGCATCAGTGCGGGCGGTAGACAACGCCATTGATGCCGCAGCAGCACCCCCCAAAGCCAATGCAGCCTCGTCAGCTCAAAACACAGTCAAACAAGGATTGGTAGGAGCTATGAATGCATATCAACAATACCTAGTTGATGAAAAAATATACGAGATTCCGGATACCTATGAAATTGTTTTTGTAGAAGATGCTCAAGGGCGGCAGCCAATTCGCGACGCCAAAATTAGTAACCCTTCAAATAGGATAGTGGCGCAAGATCAAACAGCAATGAAACCTGGGCCAACACAAGTAGGAGGCCAAGCGTTTAACGAAGCTGCCAATGTCATGGACATCAGCAATCGCAACTGGAGTATCACCGCAGGTATGCAAATGGTACAAGTGATCGACTTGGCCATTAGAAATTCAACTTATATTACTGACCAAGCTATATTAAATTATGATGAAAAAACTGGCTCAGAAGTTCTCAATCCCAAGTTTGATAACACTGCCGATGCTCGTATTCAATGGTTCCAGATCAGCATGGAGGCCACTCAAGGCAGGTACGATGAAGCTAGAAATGATTATGCATACCACATCAAGTTTATTATCAGCCCGTATGAACTCATTGACTTTGACAGCAAATATTTTCCATTGACTAAGTTTCGGGGAGTGCATAAAAGTTACCCATTTTGGTTCACTGGGCAAAATACCGCAGTGATAGATTACAATGCAAACTTTGATGGATTGTACAACATCACTGTCACAGGCACACATGCTGATGACAGCGCAGCGGCCAAACTGCGTAAAAAATATTTGTCCAGCATGCGAGACATTCCCAAATACACCTATGCTCCGGCCAGCAATGCCAGTCGTCAGGGTGCTGACCGCAAAACCAACGAAGTCAGTGCCAGCGCCGCTGAATATTTGTACAGCCCTGGAGACATGGCCATTGGCAAACTTCGTATCATTGGTGATCCTGCCTGGATACAACAAGGCAGCTTGGCCGGCGGTGTGAACGCACAAGAATTTGGATACTCGGCATTTTTGCCCGACGGAACAATCAACTTTGATGCCAGCCAAGTCATGTTTGAAATAGCATGGCAGCGCCCTGAAGACTATGATCTTGGTACCGGCCTGGCAGATCCTTACGCACGCCCAGGCAATGAAGCACGACAACCATTGCAAAGCACAGTGTATAGAGCCTACAAAGTGGTCAGCGAATTCAAAGGCGGAAAATTTGAACAAGCACTGGAAGGCACACTGTATATGTTTCCAGTGCCGTCTGGCAAAAACACCGCAGCAGCCACACCCAATCAAAGTGCTGCTGAAGATTCTCGATTGGCTAGACAAAATGCTCAAGCAACCACCACAAGGACCAACACCGGCGGCGGACAAAGCTCAGCGGCATTTGCTAACATAGATCCAAGAAGAATTGACAAGGCTCTTGACAACGGTGCTGGGTCGGCCAGTGCAATTACCACAGATAAGCTAAGAGCAACATCAACAGCGGCAAGACTCAGTGGCACAAAACCAGCACCGTCTCCTGCGTTGGCAGTGACCAACACAGCCTCATCTGGAGGGTCATCGTTGCCTGCACCAAATGTCTCCAATTTGTCAGCAGCCAAATCGGTCACTAGCAATGGGCAAACAGTTGGTGGGATTTTTAGTGTATTTGCCCCTGTTAATACACCTAAAAAGATAGCTGATAATGCAAATCGTGGCGGCACACAGCCAGGCGCACACGAATACTAAGGATAGAGATGTCAACAGAAATACAACGCAGTACAGGTAAACCGTCAAACTATAAACTGGATCGTGGCGGAACGCCAGCGGAGTTTGGGCCATTTGTTGGCATAGTGAAAAACAACGTTGACCCCACTCGTGCTGGACGCTTGCAAGTATACATTGAAACATTTGCTGGCGGCAACCCTGATGATCCAACCAAATGGACCACAGTGAGATACCTGCCAGGTTTCTACGGGTATACTCCAGCAGGAAAAACTGCAGATAACAATGTTGGTGACTACACCCAAAATCAAAATGCCTATGGCATGTGGTTCACACCGCCAGACATTGGTATCACAGTGTTGTGTGTGTTTGCCAATGGTGATCGACAACTAGGGTACTACATTGGTGTTGTTCCTGACGATGGGTTAGGACACATGGTACCTGCCATTGGCGGCAGCGCAAACTATGTCACTGGTAATAAAAATCAAGAAACTTATTTTGCAGACAATACACTGCTGCCAGTAATTGAAGTAAACACCAACAATGAAAAATTAATAAACTCAGACAACTTTTTTAGACAACTCAAACCAGTTCATAATGTGGTAGCCGGCGCCATGTTCCAACAAGGACTCAATGGAGACATTGAACGTGGTCCTATTCGCTCAAGCAGTCAACGAGAAACTCCCAGTACAGTATTTGGTATCAGCACCCCGGGTATTCCGGTATACCAAGGTGGCATGAAACCCAATGATATCCGAAAGAAAATTCAAAACAATGAAATCAGACCCGACCAGGCACAAGTGACAGGCCGCATGGGAGGTCACACACTTGTGATGGATGATGGCGACCTGGAAGGCAACAATGCCCTGTTCCGTTTGCGCACACCTAAAGGTCATCAGATCACAATGAATGACTCGGGCAACTTTTTTTACATCACGCATGCCAATGGGCAGACTTGGTTGGAGTTTGGCGCAGAGGGCACAGTGGATGTGTTCTCAACCAACTCGGTGAACATACGCACCAATGGTGACATCAACCTGCATGCTGACCGTGACATCAACATGTATGCTGGCGGCAATATACAGGTCAAAAGTGAAAAAAGCACCACCATGGAAGCTGTCACCGACTTGAACATCACTGCGCAGAAAGATTTTAAAATCTACAGCAAAGCCACACTGGGAGTCAAGGCAGATGGTACCATGGCGTTACAAAGCGCAAGCGGTTCGTGGGCCGGCGGCAGTGATTTGAAGTTCACAGCTGGTGGAATAGACTTAAATGGGCCAACAGCACCCACAGTTGAAAAACCCAAACCCATTGCCAAAATCATGCTGGATGACACAGCTTTTGACACAGCCAAAGGTTGGCAAGTCAAAAGCAAAGCACTAGAAACCATTGTGCCCAGGGCGCCCACACATGAACCATATCCTTATCATAACAAAGGTGTTGATGTCAAAATCAAATTTGAAGAAGGCAAACCCAAACCACCGCCAGGTGCAGTGCCAGTGCCTGCTGGAGTAACCATCAAAGCACTATGAGTACATTTGTATTTGATCTTAACAGTTTGAGTGGAATCAGCAGTTCAGCAGCATCTTTTGAGTCTGGTCTAGCGTCAGGTACTCCTGATGATAAACTCACGTATTCAGGCAATGACCCTATTGTTTGGGATAGAGTAAACAACGAGCGCCTGCGCAGAGGATTAAGCCCATTGCCCAATCCCAGACCCATAGATGATGGCCGAACATATCCCACTGGCCGCGGCGGAGCAGTTGCCACCACCCAGTCTGACAGGCCATTAACCGAAGAAGAAAAAGCCAGGGCTGCTGCCATAGCCAAAAATTTTGGTCTGCCTGATCCCAACGCAGCCGCAAAAACATTTGAAGTCAGCTGTCCTCCAGGTACAACCAGAGAACAGGCTTTTAAAATATTTCAAGACCAGGCCAAGACAGGCGGCCTAAATGGTTTTACATCGGGCGATATACTCAACGCACAGACTCAAGCAGCCGACGGATTAGCATCTGCCCAAGCACAATTATCTCAAGGATTGGCTGGATTTCCTGGGTCAGACAAAGGTACATTGAACTCGTTTAAAAATATTGCAGACACTGCCAAACAATCACTGGCAGCAGGCACCACTGGCAGTTTGCAATCTAGAATCACCAATGGTGGATCAATACTGCAACAAACAGCAGGCAAAATAGGAAGTTTGTTTGGTGCACCAGTTACCAATGGTATCAACACAGCTGACTTTGCAAAAACAACCACGGCATTGGTACCAATGGCCGGGCTTGGCACCACTGATGTTCGTGCCACAGTGGCCGCAGTGGGTACTTCTACAGGGCAAGACTTTAGTCAGTTTACCAATTCAGTAGGAGTAGGTAAATTTGGATTCAACGCCACACAACTAGAAACAGCAGGCCTTCTCAAACCCGGAACAGCAAGTACATATCTTGCCAGCGGCTCAAATCAACTAACAGATGTATTAAAAAGTCCTGCGGTGTGGACCGGCAAAGGTGGCATCAACAATCTTGACAGTTTGTTGAGCAATCCTGCAGCACAAAATTTAACGCAACAAAACTTAATGAGTTCGGGACTGGCAGCCGCAGGCACACTTGGTGTGCCTATCAACAGTCTTATTCCCAAAGATCTGTCTGGAATATCAGCAAACTTTGCCAAATCGTCTGCAGAAAGTGCAGATTGGTTACGAGGCAAATTGCCAGCAGACAAGCAGGCAGATTTTGACAAACGTTTTGCTGATGCAAAATTTGCTATTGGTACAGCGGAACAAAAACTAAATGATTCTATTAAGCAAGAAGCTCCTCCAGGAGAAGCCACTGACACAGTCAATAGAGACACACTAACAGGTGCTGTGAGTCGAGTGTTTGGCAATGACAAAATTCCTTCTATAGACTACAATGGCCCGCCGCAACCCCCAAGCACACTGGTAGCAGAATTTAGACGATTGAATACTTTGTCTAAAGAACAACAAGTCAAACTAGTCAATCTTTCTGGTCAAGAAATTACGTCAAAAACTGTGGATCCGTTGATTGCACAGTACGATGCCATTCGCAAATATTTAGATAAGTTGGTCAAAGACTTTGAAAGTTTGAAAAAAGATTTACTGGCACAGCCTTATACATATGATCTCACCAGTGAAGTTGATGCAGTATTGGCCACAATACTAGGATTAATATCAGACATTTCAAAATTGTTTATTCCAAATCTGCGTAAATCCAAAGCAAATTAACCTATAAATATCAACATGACCACATTCATCGGCTTCAACACCATCAATCAAAACAAAAAGTTTACTCTGACAGATTTTGATTTGATTCAGCGTGACCTGTTGAATGCATTTAGTATTCGACAAGGTGAACTGCCCGGTCGTCCAGGGTACGGCACAGTGCTATGGGATTTTTTGTTTGAAAATCAAATAGAACAATTACAACAAGATATCCGTGCCGAAGTACAACGTATGGCAGGTGGCGATCCCAGACTAACTATCAACGATGTACAAGTGTATCCGCAAGACAATGGTATTTTGATACAGTTACAAATCACCATTGTAAACACCACTAACGCTGAAATTCTCAGCATATTCTTTGACGAACAAACTCGCAGTGCCAGCTACGTATAACTACGCCGTTTTTATTATCAATAAATAAAGCACGGACAATACAAAAATGGCAACAACCACAAGACAAACAGCAATATTTGGCGTAGAAGATTGGAAACAAATCTACCAAACCTACCGCGAAGCTGATTTTCAAAGTTACGATTTTGAAACTCTTCGTAAAAGTTTCATTGACTATTTGCGCCTGTACTACCCCGAAACATTCAATGACTACATTGAATCGTCAGAATTCATTGCCTTGCTGGACGTCATGGCATTCATGGGTCAAGCACTGGCATTCCGCACCGACTTAAACACTCGTGAAAACTACATTGACACTGCTGAACGTAGAGACAGTGTCACACGATTGGCCAATTTAGTAAGCTACACAGCCAAACGCAACACAGCCGCTGAAGGTTATCTAAAAGTGTTCAATGTCACAACAACTGAAAATGTTGTGGATTATAATGGTGTAAATTTGAGTAATGTCACAATCAACTGGGCGGATCCTACCAATCCAGATTGGCAAGAGCAGTTTACTGCCATCATCAATGCCAGCCTAGTAGACAGTCAGCGTGTGGGTCGCCCAGGCAATCGTCAAACCATCTTGGGTGTAAACACTGCTGAATATGCTATCAACTTGGTGCCAGGATTTTTGCCTGTGATTCCTTACAATGCCACTGTGGATGGAATCAACATGCCTTTTGAGGCCATGACATCAACTTCAGCAGGCAGAGACTATGTGTATGAGCCGGCGCCAACGCCCAGCACAAGTTTTAACGTGCTGTACAGAAATGATCAACTGGGCTACCAATCAGCCAACACAGGTTACTTCTTTTTGTTCAAACAAGGTGTGCTGCAAAATCAAGACTTTAACCTAGCTGAACGCATTGCTAACCGTACTGTGGACATCAACATTGAAGGTGTTAACAACCAAGATCGTTGGTTGTTCCAGCTAGACAATGTGGGCAACATTGCACGAGAATGGCAATTTGTGGAAAACGTTTATACTGCCGCCGCTCAACGCAACAATGTGTTACAGCCTATCTACAGTGTAACTTCCAGGGCCAACGATCAAATCACCATGGTATTTGGTGATGGTGTGTTTAGCGAAATTCCTGTGGGCACTTATCGTGCTTATGTACGTGCATCAAACGGGTTACAATACATCATCAACCCTGAAGAAATGCAAAACGTAGTTTTGCCCATCAGTTACACTGACCGAAACGGCAACTTGCAGACTATCACATTCACCTGCGGCATCACACGCCCTGTGTCAAACAGCCAAGCACGTGAACCTATTGCTGAAATCAAACAACGTGCTCCTGCACGTTACTACACACAGAACCGCATGGTCAACGGAGAAGACTACACTCTTTTTCCATACACTCAGTACAACAGCATTATTAAATCAAAAGCCCTGAACCGTGCCAGCATTGGTACCAGCCGCTATCTTGATCTTGTGGACAACACCGGCAAGTACAGTTCAACCAATACATTTTCAAGTGACGGCGGACTGTGGCGTCAAAATATTTTACCAACCATTCTGTTCTCGTGGACCAACCGCAATGAGATTGCAGACGTAATTACCAATCAGGTGCAACCGGACATTGGTAGCGCAACAGTTCGACAGTTTTACTATGCCAACTTTCCACGTATTACATCTACAACTACTCCCAATGGGATAACATGGTTGCCCAACTATCAATGGCATCAAAGCACCACATTGGCCAATGAAACCACTGGATATTTTACCAATGCCACTGGCACGCCAATTCCCATTGGCGTTACAACTACTACAATGTTCCAGTATGCTATTGTGGGCAGTTTGATCAAGTTTGTGCCGCCCACAGGCTATTACTTTGACCGCAACAACAAACTGGTACAAGGTAGCCCAACCCGTGCAGACGAACGACTAGAAATCTGGGCCAGCCCGCAGCAAATTGTAGGCGACGGCTACAACAACGGTGTAGGTAACTTGACTACAGGCGCTGGCCCTGTGACTATCAACAACTTTGTGCCCACTGGCGCACTGGTAGACACTATTATTCCGTTGTTTGTAACAGACTTGCCCAATGCAGTTGAACAAGCCATGGCCGAACAAATTTTGTTGTATCGCAATTTTGGTCTTGGCTACGACAGCAATGGAGATATCACTGGCACTCCTTACACTTGGTATCTTATCACACAGCAAAATCTTGATGCATACTCACAGACCAACTCTGCGCCCTGGAGCCAACAATTTGCCGGTGACACATCTGGCGCCAACAAAGATGCCAGTTGGATGGTACAGTTTGTTGTGCAAAATCAAAATTACACAATCACATTTCGTGGATTGAGCTACAACTTTGGGTCAGTGTTGCAAACACGTTTCTTCTTTTACGAAGATCAACTGGTATATGACAGCCGCACAGGCACAATCATCAAAGACTTTATCAATGTGCTGTCAGTGAATACCCAGCCAGACAGTACCAACCCTTTGCCTGGCGACATCTATACCACAATCATTGGCCAGCCTGTAGAAAGCGACGGCTATGTTGACGACTTCCAGGTGTTGGTAAGCTATCGTGATTCAGACAATGACGGCGTACCTGACAATCCTGACTTCTTTGACGAAATAGTTGGAACTGCTACCGCAGCTGGTCCATATGTGTTCTTGCAACAAACTGTGGATTTTGATAACTTGCAACGTTATTTGCTGGTAGAACAAGACAGAGTGACATACGACTATGGCACATTGGATGAAATTGAACTGGCCAAAACCGAATGGACGCCAGGCCAGGTATTCTACGCCTACAATGAAGATGCATTTTATGAACTCAGTATCAGTACCACTGGTGTCAGAACCATTGTTGCAGTCAGTGGATGGATTGCAAAAATTGGTAGACAAAATTTGTACTTTCAGTATCGTCACAACTCACCATTGACCAATCGTATTGATCCCGGATCTACCAACATCATTGACTTGTATGTGGTCACACAGAACTACTACACAGCATATCAAAACTGGTTGCGTGACACCACAGGCACAGTGATAGAACCAGCTGTCCCTACCATCAATGAACTCAGTACCGAATACCAGTCGCTAGAAGATTATAAAATGATTTCAGACAACATTGTGGTCAATTCAGTGATATTCAAACCATTGTTTGGTGCCAAGGCAGCCGCAGAACTTCGTGCCACAATCAAAGTGATCCGTGCGCAAAATTCAAACGCCAGCACCAGCGAAATCAAAAGTTCAGTGCTGGCAGAGATGAACAACTATTTCTCCATTGACAAATGGAACTTTGGAGACACATTTTACTTCAGTGAGTTGGCAGCATATTTGCACAGCCAGCTGGGCACAATTATCAGTTCAGTGGTACTAGTGCCCTTGGACCAACAAAAGAGTTTTGGTGATCTGTATGAAATCCGCAGCCAACCAAACGAAATTTTTGCCAATGGTGCTACCATTGACAATATTGATGTAATTGAAGCATTGACCAGCACCAACTTGCGTACTGCCCCAGGCAGCGGAGTAATTTAATGGCACGAACCAGATCAGTTGATTTTTTACCAGAGATTTTTAGAACTCCAGTTAACAAGCAGTTTTTGGCTGCCACACTGGATCAAATGGTTCAAGAACCCAAGTTTAAAAAGACACAGGGTTTTATTGGACGCACTGTGGGTCCAGGGGTCAACCCCAATGACAAGTATGTGGTTGAACCCAGCGAAGTACGTCAAGAGTATCAGTTAGAACCTGGTGTTGTGAGTTTGGTACCAGACACAAAAACAATTAAAAATGTCATTACCTATCCAGGCATGAATGATGCCATTGGATTTCAAGGTGGCAATGAGAATCGTGCTGACCAGCTGTACAACAGTGAATACTATACCTGGGACCCATTTGTTGACTATGACAGTTTCATCAACTTTAGCCAATACTTTTGGTTGCCCAGCGGTCCAGAAACTGTGGATGTTGCTGCACTTGGTGTGCCCACCAATGACAATTTTGTAGTCAATAGAGAAAATGGCGTTTACACTTTTTCAGGATTGGCCGGCGATAACCCCATTATAGATCTAGTGCGTGGCGGCAGTTACACATTCCAGGTGGCACAAAACGCCAAAGAAACTGTGAACTACCGTGTGACCAACAATGGCATCACGTCTTATCAAATTGATTTTCAACCCAACCCAACACTGACCCTGACTCGTGGCAATACCTATGTGTTTAACATCACACTCAATGGTGTTTATCCATTCTGGATCAAAACTGCCCTGAGTCTTGGCACCGCTGATGCCTACAACTCTGGCGTATTACGCAATGGTAGCAGTTTTGGTCTTGTGACATTTACAGTGCCACAAGATGCTCCTGACACACTGTATTACGTTAGTGAAAATCAAACCAACTTGCGCGGTACTATCAACGTTGTTGATGGTACTCCAGGAACTGGCCCTGGATTTTGGATTCAGACATCTCCGGGTGTGGCAGGTGTTGTACCAACCACTCCTAATATCAGCAACCGAGATGTGTATGGCGTTGCCAACAATGGCGAAGATCTTGGTGTTGTGTCTTTTAACGTACCACAAAAAACAGCGCAACAATTCTACTATGATCTTCCTGATGTGGGGCCAATTGATTTGTTGACAGAATTAAAATTTGACCAAATCAACAATCAACCTTTGGAGCAGTTTATCGCCACATATGGCGGTATTGATGGCACCACATATCTTGACACTCGCACTTTAGTTTTTACAAATCCCATTGCCGACGACACCGATGGCGGTTGGTTAATAACTTCATTCTATGACCCATTGCCTAGATTAGATTCACAAAATGGTCAAGTGGGCAGTTATGACACAGTAAACTATGACCAAACTGACGTTGTACCTATTGCAGACCGATATCAAGTGTGGCAAATCAGTATTGTAAATCGCAACGGCGTTGATTACATCAGCTTGTCTAAAATTGCTGATGTTGGACTCAATCAAAAGTTCACCATCAGTTACGGCAATACCTATAGCAATACCAGCTGGTATAAAAACTCCACAGGATATTTTCAACGCATACCTCTGTTGACAGCAGTATTCAACGAACTGTATTATCAAGACGGGACAGACCCTGCAATATTTGGTCGAATCAGATTGTTGGATCAAACAGAAACCAGCACACTTTTTATTGATCAAATTGTTGGCCAAAAGAACTATACCAGTCCCAATGGGGTGACATTTACCAATGGACTCAAAGTACGTTTCACTGGTGATGTGTTGCCAGTGAATTACGGGTCAGGCACAACTACATTTACTTGTACTGCTACACAAGCAGGCAGTAACTATATCACATGCAGTTCAACCGCAGGGTTGTACGAAGGTGAGGAGATTGTATTTTCAGGTACCACTGCTGGCGGTATTGTGGCAGGTGTAACATATTATATTAAAACCATATCAGCCAATGGTATACAGTTTTCAATAGCCACAGTGGCTGATGGGGCAACTTTTGAATTGAGCACTGCCACAGTGGTAGGATTTACTGCTGTGGCATTTGCCAACAATGAATTTTATGTGGCAGGAGTGGGCACAGCAATTGAATTGCTGCCAGTGCGGAACTTTATCACTCCTGAAACTTATGTGGTTGATGCTAAAGATAGCACCATTGCATCTGAACCTGGTGAAGTGGATTACCTTACTATTGATCGTGCCAGCAAAGATCTAAACGCTTGGACTCGTAGCAATCGCTGGTTCCATGTGGATGTTATTCAAGCCAGTGCTGCTTACAACAACACCGTGACCACACTGGACAACAACTATCGTGCCAAACGACCCATCATTAACTTTAGACCAAACATTAGATTATACAACTTTGGTACTCAAGGCAAGGACCCAGTTGATATCATTGACTTCTCAGCAACTGATGCATTCAGCAACATTGAAGGCAGTACAGGATACAGTGTAGATGGATACACATTTGTTGATGGCACACGAGTAATTTTTGCTGCTGACGCAGATCCTGATGTACGCAATAAGATTTATGTGGTGCAGTTTATCACACCAGACAGTGTGGCACCATTGATTGCACAACCTATTATTAATCTTGTAGTGGCCAGTGACGGAGTAGTGTTGGTTGATCAGACCACAGTTTGCCTCAACGGTACCACGCAAAAAGGTTTGTCATTTTGGTACGATGGTGTTGAATGGACCGAAGCACAACAAAAAACTGGTGTACAACAAGCACCATTGTTTGATGTGTATGACTTGTCTGGCATCAGTTTTGGCAACCGAGCCAAGTATCCATCCAGCACATTTACGGGCAGCAAGTTGTTTAGTTACGCCGTGGGCGACACAGGCATACTTGATCCTATTTTACAATTCCCACTACAATATTTGAACATCAACAACGTTGGTGATATTGTGTTTGAAAACAATCTCTACAAAGATACATTCTTGTATGTAGAAGACAATGTTTCTATTACATCAGACATCAGTTCAGGTGTGGCCAGAGAATATGTAGACCGTACAGTGTTTGACAAACTCATTGGTTGGCAAACTGCTGCTGCAACCAGCCAACAATACCAACAATTTAAATTTACCTATACTGGTCAATCATTAAAGTTAGATGTAGCAGTAGGAACCACTACAGTATTGCCTCCAATTAAAATTTATGTAAGCTCAGAATTTATTCAACCCAGCAAATACAGTTATATTGTAAGCACTGACAGCACTAGTATTACTTTAACTGATACATATTTGCCCACAGATGTTATTGAAGTATTGGTATTGAGTGATCAAACCAGTGCTACTGCGTTTTATCAAGTACCGATCAATTTACAAAACAATCCGCTGAACAACAACAGTCCTAGTTTTACACTGGGTACTATTCGTACTCAATATGAAACCATCTGCGAAAACTTATCTAGCAAATTAGTGGGCCCAATCAATGGTGCCAACAACACCAGAGACCTGAGCAATATTGTGCCTTACGGCGCTACTATACTGCAACAAAGCGCACCTATGACCCTGGCCGGATATTTCTTGCGCAGCGAAGCATACAATATTTTTTCAAGTTTGCAGTTCAACAGCCAAGAATATTTGAAATTCAAAGGTCAACTACTGAACGCCGCCACTCAACAAGTGGTACAGAATCAAACTGCCGGTGAAGTACTCGATACTGCCTTGGCAGATATCACATTGGGACGAGTAGAATCACAGCCATTCTACTGGAGCGACATGATTCCCGCAGGGTCTGTATATCAACAAACTTCATACACTGTGTCAAATACCACATCAACAGTATTTGATACCATACAAGTTTACAACTACACTTCGGCCAACTACTTTGGTATGAATGTTTATTTGAATGGTGTTATTCTTTTGCGCGATAGAGATTACATAGTGGCCACTGACGGTCCTCGCATCACAGTGCTGGTAGATCTTGTGCTGGGCGACCAACTGCTATTGAAAGAATACAATGCAACTTATGGTAGTTTTGTTCCAAACACTCCTTCTAAACTGGGCTTGTATCCTGCTTACCGCCCAGAGATTGAGGTACAAAAAACCAGCAATGGAACTCAAACTGTTATCATTGGTCACGACGGTAGTGTAACAAAAACGTTTGGCGATATTCGCGACAGTGTGCTGCTAGAGTTTGAAACACGCATTTTCAACAATCTCAAACTGGACGGCAATCCTGTGCCACTGTCAGTCACTGATGTGTTGCCAGGGCAATTTAGAACCACCGGTTACAGCATCAATGATATCAACAACATATTGGCAACAGACTTTTTGAGTTACGTGGCCTGGAACAAACTAGATTATCGAACACAAAACTATTCTGTTGCCAATGAGTTTTCTTGGAACTACAGCAGCAGCCAAAGCAAATTAGACAATGCCACATTACCAGGTGCCTGGCGTGGTATCTATCGCTACTACTACGACACCCAACAACCTGAACTAACTCCTTGGGAAATGTTGGGATTCACAATTCGTCCTGACTGGTGGATTGACAACTACGGCCCTGGACCTTACACACAAGATAACTTGGTGCTATGGGATGATTTAGAAGCTGGTTATGTAGCAGATCCAGTGGCACCTTACTACTTGCCCAAATATGCTCGCCCAGGATTGACCACGGTGATACCCACAGGTACAGAAGGCGAGCTGATCAGTCCTTTTGACAGTGTGGTAGGAAACTACAACGAAAATACTTTCCGTAAGAGTTGGGCTGTGGGCGATGGTGGTCCTGTAGAAGCATCATGGTGGAATTCAAGTGCATATCCATTTGCTGTCATGCGACTGTTGGCATTGACTCGTCCTGCTAAATTCTTTGCACTTTTTGCTGATCGTGATTTGTACAAGTTTGATACTGATTTAAATCAATATCTCTACAACAATCGTTATCGTCTCAATGCCAAAGACCTTGTGATCTATGGCAACGGCATCAGCAAAGCCAGTTACATCGATTGGATTGTAGATTACAACCGCCAAAGTGGTTTAGATAGCACCGCTGACCTCACGGCTGATCTTGGAGCATTGGACGTTAGATTGTGCTATAGAATGGCCAGCTTTTCAGACAAACAATATATCAAAATATACACTGAAAAATCCAGTCCTAACTCAACCAACACAACTTTTTTGATTCCCGATGAAAGTTATGATTTGTTGTTGTACAAGAATCAACCATTTGACCGTGCCAGTTATTCGTCAGTTGTGGTACAAAAAGTTGCAGGCGGATATGCAGTGTTTGGTTACAGCACCACGCAACCGTATTTTAATGTGATACAAAGTCAATACACTGGACAACTACAGACTTACAGTGCTGGAGGTGCAACAGTTCGTGTGCCCACCTTCTACACCAATACAATAACACAGATACCTTACGGTTATATTTTTGCAGACGAAACGTCAGTGTCAGATTTCTTGTTGAGTTATGGCAAATATTTAGAACGCCAAGGTTTGACTTTTGAAGATGTTGTCAATGGTTATATTTTGACCTGGGGGCAAATGGTCAATGAATTCCTATACTGGAGTCAACAAGGATGGGACGAACAGGCACTGATCAATCTCAATCCATTGGCGTTTAAACTCAGCATTTCTCGTGATCAGGCCGTGGTCGACAGCATTCAAGCACAAACTGCTGATAACATATTGTTGGACCAAAACAAAAAAGAACTGCCAACTCGCAATTTGATTATTACTCGAATTGACAATACCTTTACTTGCGAACCTGCCACAGATCAAACATTGAGCTATATTGATTTGAAATACACTTCCTATGAGCACATGATTGTGTTAAACAATGCCAGTGTTTTTGGTGATTTGATTTATCAACCTACCACTGGTGCTCGTCAAAGTCGTTTGAATCTAGTTGCTGTAACTTCAACCGAATGGAATGGCAATGTGGATGCACAAGGCTTTATTCTCAATCAAAACAATATCGAAGAGTGGAATTCATATTCCACATATACCAAAGGGCAGATTGTCAAATACAAAGGGGCATATTGGTCAGCGGCCAGTATTATACAGCCTACCATGGTATTCAACGCCAACGACTGGTTGGTCAGCGACTACACACAGATTGAACTGGGTCTGCTGCCTAACTTGGCCAACAAAGCAAACCAACTGCAAAACAGTTACAACATCAACACAGCCAATCTTGAATCAGACAACGACTTGTTGAGTTATGGATTGATTGGGTTCCGCCCTCGACAATATATGACATCTCTGAACCTTGACGATGTCAGCCAGTTAAACGTATACAGACAATTCCTTGGCAGCAAAGGTACCATACTCAGCGCCGAGTTGTTTGCACAGGCCAACCTTGGCAAAGAATCTGCTGATTACAGTATCTATGAGAACTGGGCTGTACAACGTGCAGTGTACGGAGCCAATGCCAACCGCAGTTTCTTTCAGTTGCGATTGAATCGTGCATTGTTGGATTCTAATCCCAGTTTGGTACAGATTATCAATCCGCAAGAAACCAGCCAAGCAGATCAAACAATTTTAGTGTCAGACATCTGGAGAGAAAGTTATAACATTACTTCCCCAGATATACTGCCCACTACTACCACACTGCCTACAGACACTGCATTACCAAGTGCAGGCTATGTAAATCTTGACGATGTTGATATCACAGTGTTTGACATTGACAATTCAGACAGTCTGGCCGCTAACATTGACAGCATCGGAGTTGGCACCAATATTTGGGTTGCCAAAACCAATGCATACGATTGGGCAATTTATAGATCACAAGCAGTACCTGGAGTTATTGCACACGTTTGTGACAATTTAGACGGCACCAGTTTGGTTATTTTTACAAAACAACATGGACTTGCTGTAGATAATAAATTAATCATACGTTTCTTTGATGCTGAAGTCAATGGTGTTTACACTGTTCTCAGCGTGGTAGATCTCAACACAGTTACTATTGCATTTAGTTTTGTGGGTGATCGTACCGTGGTCAACGGCACAGGTCTTGGATTTACACTGGAAACGCAGCGTGTGGCACAGGCCAGCGATGTTTTGAATCTACCATATGCCAACACCATTGCCCCGGGTGCCAAAGTTTGGGTGGACGATAATGGCGCGGGCTTATGGACTGTGTTACAAAAACAAGAAGTGTTTACTGAACTGCTGGGGTTAAGCCCATCAGAAGTAGACGAAGGCGAACAATACGGTAGCGCAGTAGCACAAGCACAAAATCGCTTTGCTGCCTTGGTAGGCAGTCCACGATATCGTTTCCCTGTGGGTGCAACAAAATGGAACATTGCCAACGAATACGTAGAAGATGCCATTGTGTATGTGCCAGATCCTTATCAAACTGAATTTTACATTGCCAATGTTGGCGGAACACCTGCACCTGTACCACAAGGCATCAGCATTTACAATACCGCATACTGGACTCCTTACTCATTGAATACATTGCCCAAACGTGGTGGTATGTACGTGTATGTCAAGAGTGACAGCAATGTATACGCACCAATCAGTCCACTGGCACCTCTGGATTCTGTACTGAGTCTAGCCGTCACAGACAAGAGTGGCGGATTGTATGATGGCGAATCGGCTGCTCGTGGTTATGGTACCAGTGTGGACTTTGGCAATCAATCCTGGGCAGCAGCCGGTGCACCCGGCAGTTTGGGTGCCAATGGTATGCCCAACAATGGATATGCTGTGGTCATCTACAAAGACCCACAACTGTCCGCACCGGGTAATATCCCTTACGGACAGTGGCAACTACTTACATCTCCAAACTCAATCACTGCGCCTGAAGAATTTGGTCAAAATGTTGCTGTGAGCTTGGACGAACGCTGGCTGTATGTTGGTGCGCCAGGCGCCAATGCAGTGTATGCATATGGTCGAGTTGACTGGGAACGTCAACGTTTGCAAACTCTAGGCGATGGCGCAACCACAAGTTATTTCATTGGCGATACAATCAAAATTGATGCCAACACACAACTGACTGTGAGTGTTGCTGGTGATGAACAAGTGCTGGGCACCAATTACACAGTGGTCAACTCATTCACTGCGGTGGTGTTTGCCACAGCGCCTGCTGCGGGCGACGCAATCGAAATCATTAGAACCAGCCGTAAACTGCTGGACTATCAAGTGTATTATGGAGTGGCAGGCACTGGCGGGTCAGGATCAAATGCAACTTTTGTTGTGACTCGTGTCAGAGGAACAGTCACAGTCAGCATTGAAAACGGCGGTACAGCTTACACCACAGGCAATACCATAACAATTCCAGCAGCAAGTTTTGGTGGCGGCTCAAGTCCGGCTAACAATATAACTTTTACCATCACAGCAAACAGCGGAGTTATTGTTGCAATCAATGGAACACCAAGCTACACTCCGCCTCCATTGACAGTGTCATTCTCGTTGAATGAATACTTCTACACTGTGGACAACTTGTACAGTTTTTCAGTGTTAGTTGATGATGTGTTACAACGTCCTGAAATTGACTACATCTTCAGTGGCGACAGCACCTTGGGCAATGACCTAACATTCTTGAATTCTCCAGCAGCTGGTTCTACCATACTGGTACGTGCCGAAGGGTACTTTCAGTATGCAGGCACAATCTCCAATGCTGGCAGTGTAGCAGGCGATGACTTTGGTTACTCAGTCAGCACCAGCACAGACGGTCGACAAGTGCTGATCGGAGCACCCAACAACACAGTCAATGGTGATGTTGAAGCCGGCACTGTGTATGTGTATGACCGAGATGTTCAACGTTTTATCTACGGCACTGATGCATCAAGTGTGACATTCACTGTGTTAGGCTCAGTGTCTGCACCAGTCAGTGTGTTGGTCAACAACACATTCCTGGTCAACGAGCAAGCAGCCGCTCCCAATCAAACCAACACTTTTGCGGTAAGTGGTAATACCATTACTATTCTAGCTGATCTGCAAGTGGGCGACATCATTGAAATTGAAACCAATGGATTCAGTCTGGTTCAAGAAATAGCTCAAGACACTGTGGCAGAGTTTAGTAACTATGGCTATGACACTGACCTGTGCAGTTACAATTGCAGTCTGTACGTAGGTGCACCCAACAGCAGTGTACAACAATTCAAAGCTGGTGCAGTTGAACGCAGTGTCAATCAAAGTCGCGCATTTGGTATCACTACCAACACAGTGGCCAATGCAGTGCTGACCAGTGGAAACACACTACGAGTCAACAATCAAGATGTTGCGGTACCTGGTTCTTGGAATAATTCAACTGTGTATGCTACAAACACTGTGGTGTATAACACTGACAACAGTGTAACTACCATTTACTTGAGTCTGCAATCAGTACCAGCAGGCACAGCACTGACCAATACTTCATATTGGAAAACAATTACCACCACCACAATCACTGCCAGCGCACAAGTGCGCAGTTTAGCCGCACAAATCAATGCGGAGGTGCCCAATGTACAAGCCACAGTTGATGCCACAGGGTACTTGACCATTGCTGTTAAAAATTCAGCTGCTGCACCTGTGGGCAACAAATTAAATGTAGCTCCGGGTTCTGTTGGCACTGCATTTGCTGATCTTGTTTTTGAAACATTTGTGTTTACACAAACTATTGTGAGTCCATATCCTGTGGACTTTGCTGGATTTGGAACCAGTGTCAGCATTGATGACAGTGCTGTGAATTTGGTAGTTGGATCACCGCGTGGCACACTGTATTTGATCACGGTGTGGGACTTGAATACCACGGTGTGGGATGAAGGTGCTACAGATTTCTTTGATCAAGTGCTTCAAAGTGGAGCAGTTTACACCTATGACTTGTTGTCAAGTTCCAGCTCATCAGTGGCCAATCCTGACAAGTTTGTGTTTGGCCAACAAATTGATAATCCAGACATACAATCATATGATCAATACGGTGCTGCTGTTGACTACACCGACGGGGTGTTGTTTACCGGTGCACCAGGCAACGAATTAGAAGACAGTACAATGTTGGCCAACTATGGCCGCGTGTTTGTCAGCAGCAATGACGCTCGCACCCCTGCGTGGACAGTATTGAGAGAAGAACGCCCAGTGGTGGATATTAGACTGTTGAATTCTGTGTATTCTTATGATAGAATCACATCAGCCACCACACAGTACTATGACTTCTTTGACCCATTACAAGGAAAAATTCTTGGCGCAGCCCGTCAGAATTTAGACTATATTGGAGCAGTGGATCCTGCCAGTTACAATGTGGGACCAGTTGGTATTCGTGGCACCACCTGGGGCCAAGACCGCGTGGGCGAAACTTGGTGGGATACCAGCACAGTGAGATTCATTGATCCCAACCAAGATGACATTGTGTATGCCAGCCGCCGTTGGGGACAAACATTCCCAGGCAGCAGTGTAGATGTTTATCAATGGATTGTTAGTCCAAACACTCCTTCAAACTACGTTGGTGAAGGCATACCATTGAACACCGTCAGTTACGTTGTAAACACAGTGCTGAGTAAAAATGGAGTGTTTACCACAGAATATTATTTCTGGGTCCGCGGCATTACCACAACTGCCACACAAAAAGGCAAAACATTGCCAGTGAGCACTGTGGCTAATTATATTGAGAACCCCAGAGGATCAGGCATTGCCTATTTGGCACCCATCAATTCCAGTACCATTGCACTGTATAATGCTGGTGATTTTATTGAAGCCGAAGATACAATTATTAGCATTGAATTTGACAAAGAACTTACCAACGATAACGTTCATGTTGAATACGAGTTAATTGCACAAGACCGTGAAGACTCATTTATTAGCAGTAACTTGTATCGCAAAATGCAAGACAGTTTCTGCGGGGTAGACACACAAGGTAACCTAGTGCCAGACATTAATCTTGGTGTGGCAGAACGATATGGTGTACAATTCCGCCCACGTCAAAGCATGTTTGTGGATAGATTTGCCGCACTAAAAAATTATCTAACTCGTGTTAATTCAGTGTTGTCTTTGTATGCAATTTCTGAAAGTCGTCAATTTAATTTGCTAAACAGCAGTGAGCCTGAACCCAGTGCAGGATCTGGCGAATGGAACAAGCGTGTGGCCAACTTGGAAATTTTAGGCTTCCAAAATATTAACATTGTGCCGTTGGGTTACAAATATCTAGTGGTCAGCGATTCAAGCAACCGAGGATTGTGGACAATTTATCAAGTTGAACAACAAGTTACTATTGCCGGCACAGTAAGAGTATTGCAATTGACTCGTGTGCAAAATTATGACACAGCTCAGTACTGGAGTTATATTAACTGGTATCTACCGGGGTATAACAGCAGCAGCAAAATTATTGCTGAAGTTTCTTCAGTGTCAGCATTAAACACCCTGGATGTTACTGTAGGCAGCAGTGTCAAAGTCACTGCCAATAGCCAAGGTAAGTTTGAGATCTATCTTCGTACTGACACTGGATTTGACCGCGTGGGATTACAAGATGGCACAATTGAATTTTCTGCAGAATTATGGGATTATGCTATCGGACGATTTGGGTTTGACGTTGAAGTATTTGATGCACAGTACTATGATCAAGAGCCAGTGATTGAAACTCGTAAGATTATCCAGGCCATCAATGAAGAACTGTTCATTGATGATCTACAGATTGAACGAAACCGTAGTTTAACGTCAATGTTCAACTTTGTGCTCAGTGAATTTGCTGCACCTGAGTGGTTGATTAAAACGTCATTGATTGATGTTGAACACAGAATTCGTAGTTTGACTCCTTTCCAAAACTACAGCCGTGACAACCAAGAGTTTGTGTTGGACTACATTCAAGAAGTCAAACCTTACCATGTGCAAATTCGTGAGTTTAACTTGCGATACAACGGTTTTGATCAATGGTTTGGAGATATGACTGACTTTGATGTGCCAGCATACTACAATACCAGTTTGCAAGTTCCGCAGTTCACCAGCCCAATATTGTTGCCATATGATCACGGTACGGCATTCAACTCTGAGACCAATGTTCTCAGCGACTTGCCATCTAATTCCACAGTGTGGAGTTCATGGCCATACAGTCAATGGTTTGGAAATTATTTGTTGAGATTGGATTCTGTTGATCTGATTGAAACAGGGTCTGGCTATACTGAACCACCTGAGATTGAAATTATAGCCAACCCCAATGATCCTGCTCCATCAGTTGCTGCAGAGGCAGTTGCAGTGTTAAATGGTCAAGGACAAGTTGTTGGCGTAAATGTTACTGTCAATGGATCAGGATATAGATCAACTCCCACAATCACATTTGTTGGTGGGAACGGCACAGGTGCTGTGGCCTACCCAAGAATGACCAATGATGTTGTTCGACAGTTCCGTACAGTAATCAAGTATGATAGATTCCAATATCAAACCACAATCCAGACCTGGAGCAGTGAAGGTACTTACGAAAACGGAACTTTGGTTCGCTATGACAATCGTGTATGGTCCGCACTCAATGCTGACGGAAGTTCAGCAGTGGTGGGCCCAACGTTTGATTTAGAAAACTGGCAATTGGTCAACGCAGCCACCTACACCTATCCTGGCAGCACACAAGCAACTGGTTTAACCGGCGTAGACCGTACCATGGGCCTGTATGTGCCTGGCGCCAATGAGTACGGACTAGAACTACCGCTGTTGGTAGATGGTGTTGACTATCCTGGTGTGCAAGTTTGGGGCGATTACTTCACAGGCACACAAACACTGGATGCCAACTATCAAAGCGAGTTTGCTGACATATATCTTGGAGAGCGTTTCTCAGATATCAATGTTGATGGTGGTGAGTTTATCGGGCCTTACGAAGGTCATGCGCCAGAAGAATTGGTCAATGGATCAGAGTATGATACAATGGATATGCGTATATACACTCGGCCAGGTTCTGACTGGCAGAACGACGGCCACGGATTCCAAATTGGCACAATTCGTTACACTTTTGAACCAGGCATTACATTTGATTACAGTTGGGCAGGAGTTGTTGACCATCCATTCAATTTGATCGTGTCTAACTTGACCACGGGCCGTGTGCTTGTTCCAGAAATTGATTATAGTATAAATTGGGTCAATCAATCAGTAACAGTGATTAATAATGTCGATGCTTTTGATATTATCAGCATTGATGTGTATGAAATTGGTGGCGGTAGCCAACTGTTTAGAGAAAACTACTCTGGTGCCGAAGTCATAGCAGACAACAACGTTATAATTTTACCAGTAAGATATGCCGAAATAGTTGAGGCATACGTGTTCATCAACGGCCAACAAGTGGCATTGCCAGAGTTGCAACCATATACCACTAGTCAAGTTTGGAATCAAAACAACACATATCAATCCATTGATATTGTGTTCAACAACAATGAAATCACAGTGACCAGCAGCACAGCAGTATACAATGTGTTGACCTGTAACAACACCAGTGCATTAACAGTGGGACAACCTATTGTATTTTCTGGCACAGTGTTTGGGGGAATAGTGTCTGGACAAAAATACTATGTGCAAAGCATAGTCAATAGCACACAGTTTTATATTACTACCATTGCAGGTAGTGATACTCCATTGACCCTGACCACAAATTCAGGCACAATGACTGGTACTCCTGAAGGCAGTTACTACAGAGCCATTCAAACCGTTCCTGCTGGCATTGTATTAACCAACACTAACTATTGGTTACCTTTTGTACCATCCGTTCAGACCAAATTGACAATCACCGCAACGGTCAGTGCCACTGATGGTATAGCAATTGTGGTGCTCGGCAATGCTACAAGTGTTGCAGTGTCGGACACTCTGGCACAAGGCAATGCTATTGTATTGTTGGGATCTACTGCTTTGTTGAGTGTGGGACAAACTGTAACATTTTCGGGATACAGCCTAGGCGGTGTGTTGACCGAGACTAATTACAAAATCTTAACCATTGTTGATGACTCAATGAGTGCCATTACCATAACAGAAGATGGCACCACAGAAGTTGCATTGATTGACGATCAAGCCAGTTGGATAGGAGAACTGTCTGCAAAATTTGTTCCAGTAAATTATCAAAGTTGGAGCACGCCGGTGATTGAAACATTTGTTGTCAATCAAGAAGTGATTGACAACAGTGCAATCACATTGTCTCAAACTCCAATTGCTACCAATCCTGCCAATATGATTGTGATGATCAATGGAAATAGAATATTAGGTCCAAGTGGCATAGAATGGATTGGTGACGGTACTACTTCTAGCTTTGGGTTGCCACAGCGTTTTGGTAGTAGTTTTTCGCAGGCTTCAATCGATGCAACCAACGATATTCAGGTATGGGTTGATGGTATACTACAAAAACAATCATTTGGTGCAGAGATTGGCACTTACAGTGTCACAAACTACGATGGCAGCAATACCCCAGGTCGTCAGGTAATATTTGACACTGTGCCTGCCAGTGGTGCAGTAATCCTAATTTCTGTAAGCACGTTGGCACAGTGCGAGTTTGCTTATGATCCCTCAGCACCTGCGTTTACTTCATTGTTGCAAATCTCATCTACTTTAAACTTGGATGATGTTATTGAAGTTGTTACTTGGAATGATACCAGCCAACAAAATGCATTGACACTGACATTTGCTGGCCCAGTACAAACAGGTATAACAATTTATCAAGCATACGACGAAACTGATTACGACAGTCCAACGCTGAATGATCCAACACAACCATTGCCTGGCGAGTTTGCTTTTGAAGTAGGAACATCGAGCCCAACTAACGATTTTGATTTGTTACGCAACAACATTGATGCTAGTAGATTATGGGTAACGCTGGATGGCGCAAGACTGTTTGAAGGCAGCGATTATACCATTCAAGGACAATATCTAATACTGGCCCAGGGAGCCATTGATACTAATCAAATATTGATTGTGACTGAATTCACTAATTCAGTAGTGCCCGAATCGTTGGCGTTCCGCATATTCCAAGACATGCGTGGTGTGCAAGCCACTTACCGAATGACTGCAAGCACTACCACAGTGTTGACACAATCACTTAGTGCAACAGCTGATATAATTTATGTAGAAAATGCAACAAGGCTTACCGAACCTGATTTACCTGCTGGAGTATTTGGAATTATAACAATTGATGGTGAGCGTATCATGTATCGTTATAGAGATTTGGTAACAAACACAATATCTGGTTTACAACGCGGCACCGCCGGCACCGCAGCGGCCAGTCATAATATAGGCGCAATAGTATATGACATTGGTCGTGGTAATTTGTTGAATATAAATTATCAAGATTACGTGGTAAAAGACTCTGGCATGGGCGATGGCACCACGGCAGTGTTCTACGCACCCAATATTGATATTGCGGATTTTGGTGATTCTAGTACAGTGTATGTGGAAAGCATTGAAGTTTATGTTGGCGGAGTTCGCCAATACAACTATAGTGATACCACAGCTGATAGTCAATATCGTTGGATTGTGTCATTGTTTGAACCTTTGGCCGTTGAATTCATAGTAGACGATACATATCCTGCTCCGGCAGCCGGCAGTGCAGTGACTATCTTGCAACGCCGGGGCAAGACCTGGTACGAGCCAGGCATTGGCACCCCCAGTGACGGTATAGCACTGCAAGAAACCAACACTGTGGCCGCAAGGTTTTTGTGTGACAGATAACACGGATAAATAAAGGACCATGGCAAATACATCACAAGATCAGAACAAACCACAGACTCAACCATCTGCCCCACGTCGTCCTAACGAAACAGGCAGCATAAGTGTTCAGGCTCACATGCGCATTTTTGATCCAAAAACTCAAAAAACTTACGTGGAGGGACGAGCATGATTATTCAGCCCGGACTGTGCAAAATTGAAGGATTTGTAAAGATACACGATCCCAATACTGGTGAAGTGCTGGTGGACAAAAAGAACGCTATTCACTACGAAAATATCAGTTTGGCCATGGCTCAAACTTTAAGTGATCGCAACACCGGGTACATTTATCAAATGGCATTTGGCAACGGCGGCAGCTCAGTAGATCCCACTGGTGTTATCACATATTTGCCCCCAAATACCACAGGTCAAAATGCTGACTTGTACAACGAAACTTATGCCAAGGTAGTTGACGACAACTCAGCAGCTGACACAGACCCTGAAAATAACAAAATGACTCCGTTGCACACCAGCGGTAATGTTTACAGTGACATTCTTGTGACATGTTTGTTGGACTACGGCGAACCGCCAGAACAACAAGCATTTGATAATTCAACCAATTTCAGTGGTGAATTTGTGTTTGACGAACTTGGATTAAAAACATGGAATGGGTCAGTAGATAATTTACGCTTGATTACACACGTGATTTTCCATCCTGTACAAAAGAGTTTGAATCGTCAGATTCAAATTGATTACACCCTGCGTATACAGACGCTGAGTAACATAAATGCTGTATAAATATAGCAACTAGGAACCTTT